CGGAGAGATGCTCTGGTGGTCCAGCCTGATGGAGCGACTGATTTTTCTCGGATGGGGATGGGACGACATTGGCCATGCCTTCGACCAGAACGAGGAAGTGGCGGCAACCGACCAAGCCACCATCGACGCCGCCAATACATCTCTCGGCGCCAGAACGATTAACGAACTACGGGACCGCGACGGCTTGGACGCGGTAGAGGGCGGCGACGTGCCGATGGTCAAGACGGGCACCGGATGGATGCCGCTGGCGGTCCTGGCGGCGCAGACCGCACTGCCTACACCAGTTGCACCGGGCGGCGCCGGCGGGGCATCAGGACCCGGAAAGAATGCCAGCAAGCCTACTCCCACGCAAAAGGAGGCCGGGACGGAAGCCGGCAACCCTTTAGCAAAGCGGGGAAGTCACTGGAGCAGGTACTAGCGGCCTACCTCAAGCGCAAAGGAAAAGAAGCGGCGGCGGAACTCGCCGTCGAGAAACTGGCCAAGGCCGAAGATGAAGACGGCTCTTGGATCACTGTCAATGGGGCACATGTACACCTGAATGCATCGGGAGATGCAGACAAAGGGCCGAAGGGAATCTTGACCAGGAACCAATCCAAAGAGGATGTTCCTCCCGGTATGATGCGTAATCCACTTACGCAGGCGTCTAAAGATGAACTAGACGCATTCTCAAAAGCAAAAATGACAGGGAATAGCGAAGAGAAAGTAGACCCTCAAAAGATACTCAGTTCGCAGCCTTTTGTCGGGAAGGACGCGGCTGGTAAGTTACGCGATGGGGGCCAGATTGTATTGCACGAGATGGGCGGAAAATACTTTATAAACGACGGGAATCATCGTGCCGCGAATGCGATGATGAACGGAAAATCAGTCGATGCTATGGTTTTCCATTACAAAGAACAAACCGAGAAGATTGCGAAGGCTGCGAAGAAGAAGCCAGAAGATCAGGACACGATAGACGTTCTGGTGGACTGGGGCGACCTGATTCCCGAGGTGACGCCCTACCTTGAAACCGATGCGGTAGCTGGCGCCACAGAGTTCCTGACTGACCGCGGCATTGTTGAAGACAGCGATATGTGGACCAAGGTCCTTGACCAGGCGCGGCAGATGGCTCGTGAGCGCGGCGCGGAGCTGGTGGGCAAGCGCATCACAGACAAGGGCGAGATCGTTGATAATCCCGATGCCCGCTACGCCATCACAGAGACGACGCGCGAAAACCTGAGAGAGTTGATAAGCAAGTCAGTCGATGAAGGATGGACGACGACAGAACTCCAGCACAACATCTTGCAGAGCGAGGATTTCAGCGCCGCACGGGCTCTGACCATCAGCAGGACCGAAAGCATGTACGCCTACAACCACGGCAAGCATGAGGCCGCCAAGGGAACTGGGCAGAAGTTCAAGCAGAGTTTCCCTGGCGAGGGGTGCTGTGAAGAGTGCCAAGAAAATGCAGATGCGGGTCTCATCCCTATCGACGAGGATTTCCCGTCTGGAGATGACTGCCCCCCATTTCATCCTGCGTGTAGGGACGGTATCGGCTATTCTGAAGCGAAGGACGATAGCGAATCAGAGGGAGAGGAATAGATGGCGGCAACAGGACGCATAAGAATTGACGAGGAGTCAGCCCTGAAGTCTATGCCGGTGACGGCTGAGGCTATCCTGCGCTCTGCCCAGGCACTAAGGCCCATTCTCCCTGAAAGGTTCTACGGCCGGTTCATCCTGATATTCGAGGATGGCCGGCCGATTCGTTGGGAGACTCTTCAGAGCGGGAAGCTATAAGCGTAACTTTCCCTGTGCCGGGATATACCGCCGGGCTCGGTTGCGACTGCGCTTGAGTAGTAGCTTCAGCCTATCATCCATCCAGCGATCAGGCCGCCGATGATGATCACTGCCAAAATGCGCCAATCCCATTTTCCGTAGATGTTCATCATTTCTCGATTCTGCCAGGTCTGCGCGCCCGGCGTGCGTTACTGCTTACGGCAAGGGACTGGAGCGGGGCGTTCGACTCGAACGAACGACCTTCAGATTAGGTAGCAGGTTTCGATAGCCTGCCGTTTTCTGATGCTCTACCAACTGAGCTAACCCCGCTGAATCGGGCGTGAAGGATTGTTTGCCCTCTTCCAGACTCGTCTATAGCCGAGCCAACGCCCGAACTTAATTCTGTTGATCTACATCTCTGGATCTCTGGTACGCCCGCTTACGGCAAGGACCGCGCAGCGGAGGTTAAAGGCTATCTATCCAAGAGCGGCGGCGACAAAAGCTGCGCGAGTATTACGCGCAATCAGCCATGCACCCTTCCACGCGAGTTGTGCTGAGGTGGCGGGTCTGCTGTTGAGGATGCGGGTATCGCCCGTGCGTGAAAGTCTGATTACCCAAGCGTTTCCCTCATGAGAAGCGAAAGCGTTCGGGTACATCGCGATGACTTCTTGTTTATCTCCGTTTGCCATTTTTGCTGCTCCTTATGCGGTTGATTGCCAACAACCGTTTAGTTGATAAACCGAGAATAGCACCCTCAATGCGCATGTCAACAGAAAAGTTTAATAAGCGCGAAAGATTTACGTTGATAAACCCGGCGAGTGGTGGTTTAATAATCCTGTTCACAGAAAGGGGTCTTGAGATGACCGAAACAGAACGGATCACGAACGAAGTTATGAGCAATTGCGGTTTTGACGCCACTGGCACCTATCATGCTCCCGAGTATCCACACGCCAACGTCCTCGGCGAAGGGCCGAATGTAAGCGAGTTGCGGAACGAAGATGGACTCAACGTCTTCGTTGGCATCCGCAACGCATTCGCTTTCAAGGTCCTGGCAGGACTCGTAATCTGGGGCCTGTGGGAGTTGCATCACCCCATCATGCTCCTGGCACATTGGCTGGTGGCCCATGCACGTTAACCTCCGCAATGCCTACCTATGCGCCGATTGTGACACGATTGGCGACTCTCCAGAGCAGTGCCCGGCCTGTGCGAGCCGGTTGGGCATCCTGCCTCTGATTACCGTCCTCAACAGGACCCAAAACGCTATCTTGATTCCCAAGGAACTCGTCCACATGGAAGTGTTCGGAGTGGATGGAATCACGTGGAGCGGATACGCAAGCCACCGCAGCGCTGCATTGGCAGCCTCAAAGGAGTAGACGTGTACGCAACCAACAGACAAGCAGAGGCCGAAGTGATTGTCGGCATTCTGCACGAAATGACAGACCGCATGGACTACGAGGAGGGTCTTTGCCTCCTGTGTATGAGCATGGAGGACAACGGACACGAAGAGTCGTGCCCCTTCCGCCTCTCAGACGAGTTCATCGCCAAGTACGGGACTCATCCGCCGGCAGAACCCGCAATCGAACCATTCATCTATCTGACATGCAAGCAGCCTGAGCAGATATGACGCTCCCCGAGATGATCGACGAGGTCTACGAGAAGACCCACGTTCCGCAGATTGAGGTCCTGAACTTGATTGAGGAAAACTGGCCAGGACGCGATACGTTCACCCCAACCCAATGCAACCTGCTCGTAAGCCTGATCGGCAGGAAGAAACAGGAGATGCAATCTTGACCACTATCTACAGTGAACTGCTTGCGGCCGCCGGCACAGAGTTTCTGCCCCAAGCAGAGGGCGAACCTGACGGCCACTACCTGCGGCGCCTTGTGCTGGCCGTATCCAAGGCCTCAGATAGCGACTGGGAACGCCTGAGCAAGGAAGCACAGGACTGGTACAACGCCCAGGCAAAGCGCGTGAAGGCGCATCAGGACCCGGAGCATTGCCCCGGATTCGGTATCCTCGACGGCCATGATGGTCCTGTCAGCAATGACAGTTACAAGGGCGCCGCGCCCGCCGATCCCATGGTCGATGCCGTGGTGGATGCTGGCTGGCCGATTGGTCCTGAACTCCCCAAGGCGTCATCCAATGACGTGGCGCACCAGGACTCGCAAGCGATTGTCGTGCAAGAGTTCGATACGGTTATCAAGGACGCATTCAAGCCCTATGCCTCCGAAACCAAGCACACCGCAACGGATGCCGTCCGCGCGCTGGTGATGCAGCATCAGGACTGGAATCAATCGCAGATCGCCGCAGAACTCGAAGCCCACGGCCAGCCTGTAAGCCTTGGCACCATCGCCACGGTGCGCAGCATGACCCTGGCGACCATCGCTGTTGCCAAGGGGCTGGGAAAGTGGGTGGAGGGATGAGAAAGATTCACGACATAGAACTCGACGGGCATACGGGTCCTGATGGCAAGTTCCACGCTACCGGCGTCTCAATCGTCAATAACTCAGGGAACCCGCACACTGGCATCTTTGTCGATGATGGCGCACCTGAAGGCGACACGACCGTCATCACCGTGACTCTGTGTCCTGATGAGGTCATGAAGGCTGTGCGGCAACGGCAGGACCCTGAGCAACTTGTCTTGCGGAAACTGAAAGAGGCTGGCGCGCCCGTTCAAGGCACAGCCCTTCTGAGTCTCAAGACTGGATACCTGATACGATGCACTAACTTTTGCACCTATATCATCACGTTTGAATGGCGGTCCAAATGAACATCCCACGTCTACCGGGCCGTATGCGCTTTGCACGCGGCCCTCGTCACGTCTTGCGAGTCCTGAAGTACATGCAGAGGATTGCGCGGGAGATCAACAAACAGAAGAACGCGAGGATCCATGCAACCGACTAACACACCGCCTCCGGTAAGTCCTGAGTGGCTTGCCAAACAGTGGAAGATTTACAAGGAGTCGAAGTGAAGAAGCTCACGATCAAGATGTTTGCACCCGGCAACAGGACCCACAAGACCGTCATCCTGGCAGCCGGCAAAGGCAAGGTATTCAAGCCCGGCGGCGAGTTCGATGTACTCTCCCGCGCGGCCGAATCGCTCGAAACGCAGTTCCCGAACGATGAGTTCCGCATGGTCCAAGTTGGCCCGGCGGCGTTCAACTTCATTCACGCGCGCAAGAAGACACTCGAAGAGGTAGCCGATAGGGTGATGATCGGCGGGATGCACCTGGGCGAAGTGGCAACCGTGGAGGTGGGAAGTGGACAACCTTGAGCAGAAACTCGACAACGTACAGCGCTGGTGCTGGGAAATGGCCAAGTCGCTGATCATGATTCTCGTCGGAGGCACCGTACTTTACATCTGGTGGTCCTGTCACTGACAGGACTCGCGTAGAATCTCGTTAGACCGGTGGTACCGGCGACCTCCTTGGAACACATGGTCCTCCTGCCCGGCATCCTGCGAAGATGTCGGGCTCTTTTTGCGCTGAACTGCTTATCTGTCCTGCTGTGGTAATATCTCAATCGACGGGTACAGAAACAATCTGGCTCGGACGTGACGGCTTATCAAAGCTCAATCGTCCGGG